GTTCTGGTGAGTACGACTGCTGGGCGAATGAGGCTACTCTCAAAATGGAGAGCTGGATTCCTTTGATGGGTGGTGAACGTGCCCATTATGAGTGTGCGTACTTCGATGCGAACAACCAACCTGTTCGCTAAGAACATGACCAAGTTTTCTTGGATTCTTGTAGCCATTATATATGGCGTTGGAATACCTATCGTCTTTCTTTCAAAAGACGAAGTTTCAACACCTCTGGAACAACCCGAGTCTCCCTCTCTCACGCTCACCGAAGAGGTTGTTCCAGAGGTTTTTTTATACGGCGAGCGCGAGATTGAATGTCTTGCGCTTAATTCCTATTTCGAAGCCCGTAATCAATCTGTAGCAGGGCAGATTGCAGTTGCTCAAGTGGTTCTCAATAGAGTCAATAGCCCGAAGTTTCCGAACACGATTTGTGAAGTGATTCAGCAAGGTCCTACTTACGAGAACTGGAAAGGCACTGTCTTGCCTATTCGAAATCAATGTCACTTCTCCTGGTGGTGCGACGGGATGAGTGACATACCTCACGATCAAGAAACTTATGATCGCATACTTAAGTTAGTTACAAAAATTTTAGAAGAAAAGACTGTTGACATTACCGACGGAAGTGTGTATTATCATGCCGACTATGTAAAACCTTATTGGATAAATACGCTTCATAAAACGTTAGTGGTGGATGATCATGTCTTCTACAAAGAAAACAATCAATAATCTAGTGGCTAAGTATGGTCGAAAGTACAACAAAGCTGTTGTAATGGTCGACCGTAAAAAAGCTACGAATCGTGGCTACAAAAAACATAAGGAATGTTTATATGAGTGAGGTGAGTCTGGTTGGTATGACTGTGCCGTCAGCATCTACTGGATGCCATACGGCTAATGAACTTATCGCATATGCGGCGCGAGTGAGCAATCCTGGCAATCAGAACAATGCTGAGACTGCACCGAAGCTTCTTCGTTATCTGATTCGTGAGAATCATTGGTCACCTTTTGAGATGGTCTCTGTGACTATGGAGATCAAGACTACACGCGACATATCCCGGCAGATACTGCGGCACAGGAGCTTTTCCTTTCAGGAGTTTAGTCAGCGCTATGCTGTTTCGGAAAGCTTTGAGAGCCGCGAGGCGCGACTTCAGGACACGAAGAATCGTCAGAATTCGGTTGTGACTGACGACAAAACACTTCGCGAAAAGTGGAGCATGAAACAGCGTGACGTAATTAACAAAGCCCAAGAAGTTTATCAGTGGGCGCTTGAGAATGGTATCGCCAAAGAGCAAGCGCGAGCAGTGCTACCCGAAGGCAATACTCAGACGACTCTGTACATGGCTGGAACGTTGCGCTCGTGGATTCACTATTGTGAACTGCGCATGGCGCACGGTACGCAGAAAGAGCATTCTGAGGTTGCTGAGAAGTGCTGGGACATTCTTAAAACACATTTTCCTGACGTGACTAAAGCAGTGGAGGAACATTATGAACTCACGTAAAGCCAAGCTTATGCGCAAAGTAGGTAAAGTTGCACGTAAGGATAAAAAGATGTATAATACGCTTTCGCATCAAGAAAAAGAAATTCTTGGTGATGTTTACAAAATTGCCTTAATGAGAAAAGAATCCATTAAAGAATGAATATTTTTTATGTACACGAAGATCCAACGATTTGCGCAGAGCAACACTGCGACAAACACGTGGTAAAAATGTGTGTTGAGTATGCTCAGCTTTTATCAACTGCGCATCGTGTTATTGATGGTCAGCTTTGGTTTGGTCGATCAACAAGCGGGCGCAAAATTCAGAGATACTTTCATCCTGACACTGCTATGAATCAAGAGCTATATAAGGCTTGTCATGTGAATCATCCTTCTGCAAAGTGGGCTAGGCATTCTGTAGAAAACTACAACTGGCTTCAGAATCTCTGGTCCGCGCTCGCGCACGAGTATGAGTATCGATACGGGCGTGTTCATGAGTCCTATCGTAAGCTTGAATACTTTCTGCTGTTGCCGCCCGGGAAGCTTGAATCGAAAGGCTTCACACAGCCTACACCAGCAATGGCTCAATATCCTGAATGCATCGTCGAAGGTGACTCACTGATTTCTTACAGACAATTCTACTGGGCAGACAAGAGACCCTTTGCTCGGTGGAGCAAACGAGACAAACCAGAATGGTGGAAAGAATATGAGCGGGAAAGGAAGCAAGCCGAGACCTCTTTCGGTGGATCAGAAAACGTTTAGTAACAACTGGGACAATATTTTCGGCAAGAACAATCTTGAAGATAAAGCTGTAGAAATCAGTACTTACTGGTCAGATGACAGCACCCTAGAAGCCATTGTTCTCAAAGAAAAGAAATCCTACTTTGTTGAGATTTATCATAATGGGCAATTCTTAACGAAGCTCACCAAAAATATGACGACCGTGGGTGAAGCTGAAGCAATCGCAGAATATGCTGTTGCAGAAAGATGGTGGCTTGAGGACGAATATGTCGAAAATTAAAAGAAAGTTTACGCCGAAGCCAAAGAAGACTTTGACTTCAGCACCAAACTGGGATAAACTCAAGAAAGCCGAAACTGAAGAGGCACGTCTTTCGGCTTGGCTAGAGTGTGATTTCTTCGTACACACCGAAGTCACTGATCGCGAGTATCTGCATTCAACTAAGAAGTGGATCCGTGATCACAGTGGTTGGGGTGTGTACGAAGACGCTTTGAAAATTCCAGACGTACACTTGGCTACTATCGGTAAGAATGGATGGAAAGCCATTCGTCTTGGCTACATGCCCGAAAAAGTCAAAGAGCAGTTCAAGGAACAACTCTTTGAGATGATCGATAAGCTTGATAAGCTCCGTGATAGCATGTCGTACGAGCCACCTATTCACCCTTCGCTCGACGCTTTAGATGATGATGCAGAACTTCATCCCAAGAAAGTTAAGCTATGGATCGAATACTGGAAAAAGTTTCTGTCCTCTGCTAAGAAAGGCGAAGAAATTACTCGCGAGCAAACGATTGCTCAGACATACATTTACAACATGCAAATCTATCTTAAGTCGGGAGTGTGGCTAGACTCGCACTACGGCGAGCGACGGGATAAGAAGATGGTACCTGTCTGTGTCGTTCCCGCTTATGATAAAGATGGTATGATGAAACGTTCGGTAGGTGTGTTCTATCCCGACATTGGCAAAATTTGGTCTAAGGAGTACGAATGACAGTCAATAGTTTAATGATGACAAAAAACAAATTCGCAAAAAATATTGAAGAGCTGGTTCGATACAAAAATTTAAGCTATATAGATGCAATTTTATATTTCTGTGAAAAGAATAATCTTGATGAGGAAGATGTTAAGAAGTACGTTTCAGGTCCTATTAAAAGTAAAATTGAAGCAGAAGCCATGAAGTTGAACTTTTTACCTCGTGGAAATGAATTACCATTTGAATGAGCGATAAGAAAAGATCGTTATTGCCATATGGTGATAATGTAAGCGCACCCGCTATAACATTGCCAAATAACGATCTTTTTAGATCAGAACGTGGTTCGCTAGCTAGAAATTATTTTGAGAATAGGCTTCACTTACTTAATGAAGAGTATCTTCAACTAATCGAATTAGCGAGAGAGAACGAAATGATTTACAAAGCTCAATACAATTTTGTTCCACGAGTAGGTCAGATATATCATTTATATCGAATCGAAAGTGGAGCAATTACTCTAAGCTTGATTGAACCAAAAGCTTGGAACAAGGAGCATCTAGGATCGTATGAATACACTGCTGATTCAATTTGGAAAAGAGTTGAAAAGTAGAGTTTTTTCTGATACTATATACTCCTATATTATGTACAATGTGGATAAAACTAAAATACTCTGTTAATACAAGGAAATACAATTATGTCTTTTGCAAATCTCAAGCGTAATCGCAACTCTATCTCTGAACTCGTCTCTGCCGCCAGCGCAGGTGATGCACCCAAAGAAACCAAATCCTATACTGACGAACGTCAATGGAAGCCTACTGTTGATAAAGCAGGTAATGGCTACGCAGTCATTCGTTTTCTTCCCGCACCCGAGGGCAATGAACTTCCGTGGGTTCGATTCTGGGATCATGGTTTCAAAGGTCCGACCGGTCAATGGTACATTGAACGCTCTCTGACTTCTATCGGTCAACAGGATCCTGTTTCTGAATACAACTCTGTGTTGTGGAACAGCGGTAGTGAAGAAATGAAAGAAGTTGCACGTAAGCAGAAGCGTCGTCTTCATTACGTTGCAAACATTCTTGTCGAATCTGATCCCGCAAATCCTGCGAACGAAGGTAAGGTGTTTCTCTTTACTTTCGGTAAGAAAATCTTCGACAAGATCATGGATGTGATGCAACCGCAATTTGCTGATGAAGATCCCGTGAATCCTTTTGACTTCTGGGAAGGTGCTTCGTTCAAGCTGAAGATTCGTAATGTCGAAGGCTATCGTAACTACGACAAGTCTGAGTTTGCATCTCCTGCACCTCTGCTTGGTGGTGATGACTCTGAACTTGAA